CAAAGGTCATATCGACAGGATGCGGCACATCGTCATGTACAATCAACCCATCTTCTTCAGGCAGGAACCTTCCGCAGATAACGCAGTAGTAACCTTCCTCGCGGGTTAGTGTGATGGTCATTTGGAAACCTCCGTAGGTATTTCATGCTTATGTATATGAATTGTTTTACCGACCGCATTTCTCGTATCCCATGACGTTCCACCTTGGCAGTTGGTGAAATAACGAAGATATCCAGCGTCTTCAAACCTGTAGACTGTACAGCCTTCATGCGTAAAAAGGCGATCAACCTTAAAGTCTTTTGATACAGGTGTAGTCTGCTCTGGTTCTCCAGCGCATCCAGCAAGAGCAATAGTCAGTAAAAGCATCAGTCTCATGATTGTTCTCCTGTAGCTTTGGCGATGGCGGCTAGTGCTTGTTCTCTTGATGTCTCGCTGACCCCGCATCCACCTTCAAACAAAAACGACTCGCTATCAATGTCATCAATCAACTGACACAACGCCTCCACCAACTCAGCATTCACCTCATGCAAGCGGCGTAGTTCGGTGGCGGCTTGATGACACATAACGCCTACCGGATGCCAAGTAGTTCCTGCGCTCCAGTCGTCGTTGTCTTTAACACCAATGCGCCAATCTTCAGGAATAGCCTCAAGCAATTCGTGCAACGGCACTTGCAGGGCTTCGGGTTGTTTATCAGTCATAACTTATGCCCCCGAATAAGTCTGCACTTCTCACGATCCTGGTAATTGAAGTCTGGACTAATCTCACTGAATGCACAATGAGACTGCCTAAATCCCCGATCCTGAGCCTTGATAGACCAGTAAATAGTAAATGCAGAACAAATAAATACAAATATCAAAATAGTAATTTCAGCAACTTTCATAATTTCCTCCATAGTTGTGCTGCCGAAATATAGTGGGGCTATCAGCTAGTCCTGTCAATAGAATTTCTATATAGGAATATTGCATACGATTATAATTATTCATTGACAAAACTATTGCATCGGCGCATTATCCTTTTACCGCAGTAGCGGATTACTAGGAGCCTAATATGAACAAATATGAATTGCAGCAATATTATCTTAACGAAATACAAACAGGCCACCCTGACGATTTCCTGTGTGACCTAGATGCAGACGTAATACAGGAAGAATTTAGCAATATTTTGTTTGTCTGGTCTAAGTACCGACTGAACCCAGAGAAACTGCGCCAGGCTATGAGCAACGAGATTGCCGCTATGTTATGTAGGGCCACCAAGTCAGCACCAGACGTTGTACTAAGCCAAGAAGACTACAGAGACTATGCTGAAGAACTGCGAGGCAAATAATGGAAAACCCGATCATCTCAGATGTACGCACACAAGCCTATAAGGAAGGTATTGCCGAAGGAATTGAAATAGCTCGGCAAATGCTTTGCTCATCATTAGGCGAAGATATTGACAGCTTTGGCAAAGCCTGTGCTCACGTTGACAAATTGATATGGGAGAAAAGTCGTGAAAAAGTTACTTTCGACGAATGACTGGTTGGCTAGACATCCAGTCTGCATTGGTGCAATAATGGTCTTTCTTTACCTTTTAGCCTGTTCAATATGAGTAAATCTATCCTTGATCCATCGTTTAAATATGTCTCAGCCTCTAATACAAACATTAGCAAGACGTTTGCAAAGATTCGTAAGGAAATGCAAGCTAAGGCTAAACCGATACAACCTATTCAGGAAGTTCGGCAATTCAATTTTTTGCAGTATAAAAAATTCAAGGGATAAATAATGTCTGAATATAAAGTTTACGCAAAGCTGCAAAAAGCTAGGATGATGCTACAAGCAGCGCCAATAAAGAAGTCAGGACATAATAAGTTTGCAGGTTATCAATATTTCGAGCTTGGGGATTTCCTTCCAACGATTAACGAGATATTCAATGAACTTGGACTCTGCTCAGTCATCAGCTTTGATAAAGAGCTGGCTACTTTACGCATTATCGATACTGATAATGGTGGGTCTATTACATTTACTAGCCCGATGGCTGATGCTCACCTGAAAGGCTGTCACCCTATCCAGAACCTCGGTGCTGTAGAAACCTATTCCAGACGCTACCTGTATGTCACAGCATTAGAGATTGTTGAGCATGATGCGCTAGACGCTACAACAGGCTCAGAGGCTCCTAAGTCTTCAAAACCTATCAGCAAGGACGTATTTGATTCAATGCCAATAGAGGATCAGGAAGCTATCCGTAGCATTGGATTGCAGGTCATCTCTTTGCTAGACAAAGAAGATGTAGAAGGCGCTGTTCAGTATATTGAACAATGTGAGTTAGATCCAGACTCCAAAACAGCCCTATGGAGTTTGTTGGATAGTAAACAACGGGCAGCAATTAAGAAATTCACTACAAGGTAAATATGAATAATTTTGACAATACAAATCGAGGCATTCTTTCTAAGAACCTAAGCAAGACACAAAGCAACCATCCAGAGTATTCTGGCTCAATCAATGTCGATGGAGTGGATTACTGGCTCTCAGCATGGATTAAAGAGTCCAACAAAGACGGTAAGAAGTTCTTTAGCTTGTCAGTAAAGCCTAAAGATTCTATTAAGCAGAAACCTAAAGCAAAACAGGAAGATGATATGGGGGATTTCAACCAGGATATTCCCTTCTGATCTACGGCCCGAAAGCGGATGCTGCTTATTTGATTAACTTAGGGGTTCATCAACGCAGTGCAGCGAGTAGGGCCACCCAATACGCCAAGCCGATAGTGGCGAGTAACATCGGCAGCAGGGGCTAGATACATTGTCACTATGCTCCAAGTCTAGTGACCCTGCACCCTTACATAGGAGATTTATGAAACTGTTAGACACGTTACAAAAACGCTTTAAAATTCCCAATGATAGGCAATTGGCTGCAAGAATGAATATATCAACACCAGTTATTAGTCGTATTCGCAATGGGAAATGTGCTGTATCGGCTGATATTATGATCCGTATTCACGAAGTATTTGGTCTGTCAATCGCTGATATAAAGAGGCTTTGTAAATGAGTTGGAATATTACAGAATTAGATGTAATACGGTGGGCAGAGCAACGAGGCATTATCGAAAACTCAGACTCCAAGACGCAGTTACTCAAGGCAGTATCTGAAATGGGAGAACTAGCCGATGCTGTTATTAAACGGAACCGACCTGCTATTATTGATGGTATTGGTGATGTGCTTGTTTGCCTTATTGTGGTGGGGGCTTTAGAAGACGTAAGCCTTACTCAATGCCTAGAGTCAGCCTATAACGAGATCAAAGACCGTAAAGGCTACCTTAATAAAAATGGAGTATTCGTCAAAGATGGATCAAGTTAATCATCCAGCACACTATACCGATGGTGGCATTGAAACCATTGATTTCATTGAAGCCAAGAAACTAGACTTTCATCTAGGGAATGCCGTTAAATATATATCTAGGGCAGGTAAGAAAGAAGACAAGCTAAAAGACCTGCTAAAAGCGCAGTGGTATATCAATCGAGCTATTGAAAATGCACAAAGTTAATCAGGAAACTTACGCAAAGTTAATAAAATTCCTAACTAAAAATGATGCGACATTACAACAATTAGCAGATGAATCCGGATTACACGTTATCACTGCTGGCAATCTAATTAAGACTTTTAGAAAGTATAAGTTAGTCCATATCTGTGAATGGGAAATGGACAGACTAGGCAGGGATAATAAAATGATAATTCGTTGGGGTGAAGGCAAAGACGTTAAACGCTTCAGGATGTCTAATAAGGAGCGTCAACGACTACACAGAGCGCGTAAGAAATCGCAAATAATTACGCACCCTGTTAGCCTAATTAGACCTTTATCAATTAACCTCTGAAAACTACAATGAATATAAAAGCGTTTTATATTATTAATACATTAATGGAAAACAAAGAAAAGTTTTCAAATGAATTTATAGAATGGTTTCCTGACAATGAACACGTTTGGAATGCTTTTGCGTTAGAGGCAATGAAAGTAAAACGAGCAGGATTTAAACATTATTCAGCAAGAACAATTATTCATGTATTGCGACATCATTCAGCAATTACAGAAAAAAATAGCGAATGGAAAATCAACAATGACCACAGCCCATATTTAGCAAGATTATTTGATATTGTATGGCCTGAACACGCTGGATTATTTGAATATCGCATAACAAAAAAAACAAAGGTAAATCATGATTAGACCTTTATCAGTTGGCCTCTGAAGACTACATGGTCATTATTCCAGAACTGACATAACTCTGGAGGCAACATCTGACCATCAACAAAGGTTAAGACTGCAAAGCCTGACCTATGGTTCTTTGGATTGTCTTCAGAGTATTCAAACTGATCGCCACTAACGTCACACAATGTTCCGGTATCCACCCCATACCTGTCACCTCGGTAATCACTCCAAGGCGTAACCTTTAGAGAATGCAGGTGGCCTGTAACCATACTAATGCCAGCCTTCATTGTGTTATTGTAGACAGCATGGATTCCATTATGATAACGATGCTTAATCATCGTAGAGTCGTTGACCATAATGCTGGTGGAAAACTTCCATCTAGGGAAATGGTCAGTCAGGTTCATGCCTTCAACCCCTCGCCATGTATCCCCTACCTGAGCCGCTAAACGGGCGTTAAAGCGCATATCGTGGTTGCCCCATGTCCAGTGTAGGGCAGAGCCTTTTGCGGCATCCTCAATCTCTTTTAGGCGCTCCTGACAGGCTTCTAGCTCCTGTTTTACGGTAGGTGTAGTTCCCCA